CGCGACCGCATCGAGAACTACGAATCGAGCAACGACGCCTACGTGGTCGAGGACTTCGAATGCGTGGCGATGGCCGAAAACATCGAGGTGGTCGACGTATGACCAGCCCTGCCCGCAGCCACTTCCTCCGCATGGCCGCTGCACGCTCCGCAGCTGATGCCGAAGCGGACAACCCGCTCCGCCACGCCACCGGCTACGAGCTGATGCTGGCTCAGCTTGCCGAGCACAAGCGCGCCCTGAAGCTGATCCAGTCCATCAAGCGCAAGGCCGACGCCAAGCGCACGATGCTGCCCGAGTACCAGGCCTGGATCGAAGGCGTTATCGCCGCCGACGCCGCCGTCCAGGACGAAGTCTTCATGACCGTCATGGTCTGGCACATCGACGTGGGCGACTTCACTGGCGCCCTGCCGCTGGCGCGACACGCCATCCGCCACCGCCTGGCCATGCCCGACCAGTACCAGCGGACCACCGCCTGCCTGATCGCCGAGGAGTACGCCACCATGGCCATCAAGGCTGCCGAGGCCGGCGATCCCGTGGATACCGACGCACTGGCCGACATCGCCCAACTCGTGGAAGGCGAAGACATGCCCGACGAGGTGCGCGCGAAGTTGCACAAGGCCATCGGCTACAGCAGCCTGACCGGCATCCCCGCCCTGCCGGCCGACCAGCAGCAGCGCGCCCGGCAGGCCGCCCTCGCTCATCTGCAACGCGCCTTGACGCTGCACGACAAGTCAGGCGTGAAGAAAGACATCGAGCGCCTGGAGCGCGAGATCCGAAACGCAGCCACCGCCGCGCCGCCTGAAGACAAGCCAGGCGACGGATCCGGCTGACCCCGAGCGTGACCCCGCGCACCAGGCGGCACGGGGTGCCCAAGGCCAGGCCACGCGCCGCACCGACAGTCACCCCGTCCACCGCCTCCATCGCCTCTACTGTCCCCAACAGGTCCAGCCATGTCTTCGTTCCTCGCCAAAGCGCCAGCGCCACCCGGACAGACCGTCATCGCCAACGACGGCTTCTTCCCCGACATCGATGTCAGCGTCGCCATGGCCGCGATGCGCCAGGACGGCACCGTCACCGCGGGGCGCCTGCGCGCGGCGCTCGTCGAGGCCATCCTGTCGGTGAACGAAGACCTGGCGTCATGGCGGGTCGCCCGGCAGACCGCCGGCCACGCCAGGCTCGAAGCCGTACCGACCGACAAGATCGACGGCAAGCCCGCCCACGTCCACCGATACCTGCGCGCGGTGTACTGCGAGGCCCGCGCCGGTCTGATCGAACGCTATCGGGACTATGACGCTACCGCTGCCGGCGACCGCAAGGCCGAGGCGCTGATGCAGGCGGTGGAAGACCTGCGCCGCGACGCCCGCTGGGCTGTCAGCGACATCGTCGGGCGCCAGCGCAGCACCGTGGACCTGATCTGATGCGCGCCATCGCCATGCAGGGCGACACCGTGGACGCCATCTGCCACCGCGTCTACGGCCAGACCGCCGGTATCACCGAGGCGGTCCTAGAAGCGAATCCGGGCCTGGCCGATCTCGGCCCGGTCCTTCCCCACGGCACGGTCGTGAACCTGCCCGACCTGCCACCCCAGCCGGATGTGAAGCGCGTCCCAGCTGTGGGACTGACACCAAGGACCAAGCAAGGACCAACATGGCTGAACCCATCTCCACCAGCTCGACCGCCGCCCTCGCGGTAACCGGCGTCGGCGCCGTCTCCCTGCTGCCAGGCGTCGACGCCGCCACCGTGCTGGGCGCCTTCGCTGGCGCCGCCGTCTTCGCGCTGAACTCGGACGAGCTGTCCACCGGCAAGAAGGTCGCCTTCCTGCTGCTGTCGATCGTCATGGGCTGGCTCACCGCCCCGCTCGCCGCATCGCTGCTGGCGCGGCTGCTGCCGTCCGACACCGAGGTCAGCCACGGCGTCGGCGCCCTGGTCGCCTCGGCCGTCCTGGTCAAGCTCCTGCTGGCGCTGATCCGGCTGGCCGACCGCAGCGACCGGCTGATGTCCCTGATCCGTGGTCACCATGAAAGGAGTGGCAAATGAAGCTGCTGTTCATCCTCCAGGCGCTGCTGTGCGCGTTGATCGCCGTCCGGCTGCTGCTGTTCCGCCGCGCCGGTGGCGTCCACCGGCCCTGGGCAGCCCGCCTGGCCTATGGCCTGATCGTGCTGACCAGCACCGGCGCCATCGGCGGACTCTGCGGTCGCTATGAATGGGCGCTGCTGGCTCAGAACGGCATCACCGCCGTGCTATGCCTGGCCATCTACGCCGTGCGCGGCAACGTGGTCGAACTGTTCCGCATCACGGGGCTCGATCGCGCCGCCGATGGGGATTCCTTCCTGCTTCGCCTGCTCCGGAGATCCCGCCATGACGATCCTGCGACGCGGTAACGTCGGCGCCGATGTGCGCGAGTTGCAGCGCCTGCTGCGCACGCGTGGCGCACAAATCGAACTGACCGCCGAATTCGACGGGGCGACGGTCGCAGCCGTCCTGGCCGCCCAAGCCCGCTACGGCCTGGTCGTGGACGGCCTGGCCGGTCCCAAAACGCTGATTGCCCTGCAGTTGGACGGCCGGCAGCCCGGCCAGCTTGGCGCCGACGACTTGCGCCGCGCGGCCGCCCAGCTCGAAGTGCCGCTGGCCAGTGTCCGCGCCGTGAACGAAGTGGAAAGCGCCGGCCCCGGCTTCCTGCCGGACGGCCGCCCGGTCATCCTGTTCGAGCGCCACATCATGTACCGGCAGGTACGCGCGCTCGGCCTCGATGCCGATGCGCTGGCCCGCCAGTACCCGAACATCGTCAACCCGAAGCGCGGAGGCTACATGGGCAAGGCGGCCGAGCACATGCGCCTGACCCGCGCGGCGGAAATCAACCAGGCCTGCGCGCTGGCGTCGGCCAGCTGGGGCATGTTCCAGGTCATGGGCTACCACTGGGAGCGCCTGGGCTACGCCAGCGTCGAGACGTTCGCCGACGCCATGCGCCAAAGCGAAGCGGACCAACTCGATGCCTTCGTGCGCTTCGTGCTGGCCGACCCGGCGCTCCACAAGGCGCTGAAAGCCCGCCGCTGGGCCACCTTCGCCGCCGGCTACAACGGCCCGGCGTACAAGGACAACCTATACGACGTCAGGCTGGCGCGCGCCTACGCACGCTACGAGGCCGAAGATCGGGAGGCCGCATGAACCGCACCCTGTACATCGCCCTGGCCGCGCTGTTGGCCGTCCTCGGCATCGCTGGCGCTGGCGCGTGGCTCACCAGCCAGTACCGCGCCGCCCAGCAGCGCGCCACTGCCGCCGAGACGCTGGTCGCATCGCTGCGCGCCCAACTCGACAGCACCGACGTCGGCGTGGTCGAAGTCATCCGTTACGTAGACCGCGTCAAAACCATCCGGCTCAAAGGCAACACCATCATCAAGGAGGTACCCCGCTATGTCACCGTCGAGGCTGATGCTGCCTGGTGTGCCTGCTGGCTTTGTCCGCCTGCACAACGCCGCCGCAGCCGGTGCAATGCTCGATCCGCATCCCGGAGATCCTGATGCGGCCCCCTCAGGCGTTCCACTCTCTGCCGTCGCCGCAACCGTCGCCACCAACTACACCACCGGCCACGCCAACGCCGCCCAACTGACAGCGCTCCAGGACACACTGCGCGCCCAGGACGTCACCATCATCGCGGAACCGGCACCATGAAAAAACCCGCCCAGTTGCGAGCCGCCATCACCGCGGCGGTGCCCGACCTGCAGCGCAACCCCGAGAAGCTGCACCTATTCGTCGAGGAAGGCCGCCTGGTGGCCACCGGCGCGAAGTCCCTCTCCTTCGAATACCAGTACACCCTTAGCCTGCTGGTGACCGACTTCGCCGACAGTGCCGACGCCATCACCGTGCCTGTGCTGGCGTGGCTGCGGGAGAACCAGCCCGAGCTGTTCACGAACCCCGACAAACGGCTGGATGGCTTCAAGTTCGAAACGGACGTGTTGAATCACGACTGCGTGGATCTGCTGGTGAAGCTGCCGCTGACTGAGCGCGTGATCGTGAAGGTGGCCGACGGGAGGTATGAGGTCACCCACGCGGACGAGCCGGTGGATCCATACGACGATCCGTCCGGATGGAAGCTGCCCGCGCGATGAAAGATCTGGACGAACTGACCACCTGGGCCGGCGCCCTTGTGCAGACGCTGGACGCTCGGCAACGGCGGGCGCTGATGCGGGCGGTCGTCACCGAACTGCGGCGGCGCCAGACCGCACGGATTGCGGCGCAGCGTAACCCCGATGGGTCGGCCTACGAACCGCGCAAGCCGCAGCTCAGGAAGAAGCAAGGCCGGCTGCGCCGTACGATGTTCGCCCGGCTGAGGATGGCCCGGACGATGAAGGCCCAGTCGGATGCGGGCAGCGCGGTGGTGTTGTTTGCTGGCTACGCCGGGAATATCGCGGCGGTGCACCAGTACGGGTTGCGGGATCGGGTGAATCGGAAGGGGAATCTTGAGGTGAGGTATGCGCGGCGGGAGTTGTTGGGGTTCGCGGAGGGGGATGTGGATCGGTTGGCCGACATGGTACTTAGCCATGTCGTGCCACGCGAAACCCTTTGATGCGAATGATCATCGTGCCTGCGCTTTACTCAGAAGCGAATAGCAGCTTGCGGTGCCATTCGAGATACTTGATGGCTTCCTTGTGACGCTGAGTCAGGCCCATCTGAGATCGCTGATCGAAAGCCGTTTGTAGACGTTGTGGAAGACTCGGGCTGATCATCAGCCTGCAGCAAACTGGACTGCTTTGAAATACTTCGTGACCGCAGCTGCCTTGGCGGCAAACTCTGCGGGACGCTCTGCCACTTCGGCACCGACGAACGTACCCGCGCAATATCCGTCATAGCGGAGTTCCACTCCGTGGGACACGCCGAGAATCCCAACGGCATCTCGCAAACATTCCTCGATGCTGGTCCCATTGCCAGAATCCAGCGCAGGCGGCCCGCCCGAATCCGCCTCGGCCACCCACTCGTACAGTGAGGTTTCCAGCTTCTCGATCCGCAGCACGATAAAGAAGAACTGATTACTCATATGCGCACGTACCTCCACGTTTTCAGCCCGAGAGCTTGGGCCGCGAGTTTGGCCGTCTCCTTGTCGGCAAAGTGCGGGACTTGCTTCAATTCCAGCTTGTCCAAGAGCTCAAACTGACCCGGTTCCAAGTCACCGTTGTATCTGAACTTGTACCACCGCACCGTTTCGTCCGTGGTCGCCAAGATGTATGTCACGCCGAATCCTTAGAAAGAACGTCCAATTTGCTAGTTCCAGAGCAATTGCTCTCGCGCGGATGAGAGCACGTCGCTGTGCGGTACCGCTTCTTGCCACCGGTAAATCTTCGCATTTGAAATCCTCCGCCAATACCCCCAGCAAGAATGGCATGCCGACACCACTTCGCCCGTCACTCCACGTCGCAGCACCAAAAATACTCAGTTGCCGACCCGCTTTGCGCGTACGGTTTCAGCGCGCAGGACGCTATGGACGACGCGGTGACAATTTGCGCATAAGCACTGCACGTCATCGAGAGTTGTCACATGCCCGCTCTCCATCTTGCTAACGTGAGTTTCTGCGTGATGCACTTCGATACACGATTCGGCATGCTCCTCATCGTAGTGCTTCGCGGGATCGAAACCACAACGCTCGCATCGCAAAGCTCCGTGGAGTCGACGAAACTGGGCCTTCTTTGCTTTTGATAGCCCTGCTGCTCTCTCTCGCTTGAGATGCGACACTAGCCGAGGCTTTCCTTCGTGCCATTCCTTGTCCGGATCCGTCTCTGGCTGAGAAGGTTCGACAGAATCCTTGGGGACCACGACATAGCCTGCTTCACGCAAAATGCGAAAACAAGCGGACGACTCGCCCCCCGAAAAGTGCTTCGGTTCAACAGTTTCACCGCCTAGGGCCATCGATAGAGCGACCCCAAAAACGGCCTTCGGGGGAAACCTCCGACCATCCTCGGTAAGCAGGTCGTAGTCGGTCGAAGGTGCAAACACATGTTGAGCGGTACCTTCCCTAAACTGGCGGACCGCCTCGAACAAATGTTCGGCAGTTACCTTTTCGAGCACGTCGACTGGCCAGCGATTGTTGTCTCCCACAGGCTGGTAACGAACGAATTTGTATGCGCCCTTGAGCTTTCGTTCTGCTTCCTTCAACAGAAGTTCATCGAAGTAGGCGATCCATTCAGTTTCCAGCACCAGTGCTTCGACACTCAGATCCAGCCGGTGCTTATTGGAAAGCTCGACAAAGCCATCTGAAGGGTACTTTCCTGCCAGCAACTTACACGCCGTGGCGTAGCCGCCATCGGCGTTCAGCATCTTGATGAACTGGTTGGGCGGATAACCAGTATCTCTTTTGATTTCAGCTGCCTTCTCACGCAAAAAGGCGGTAAACCGCTCGTCCGTTGCTCTATCCATTTTCGCCATGTGGTCACCTCCTCGGGGATCTGCGAGTGCATTTATTCTGAGGACGCATTCTATCGCCCATCTTTGTTGTCTTGCTCCGTCATACAACACGCAACCAATGCTAGCCCCGCGCGCCTGAGGCACGCTGGCGGTCATGTCTTCCGTCAGCCTCCTCCGCCTACTCGAAAACCTCCTGCGCCTCGGCACCATCACCGAGCTGCAGCACACCACCCCACCCCGCGTCCGCGTCCAAGCCGGCGGCCTGACCACCGACTGGCTCCCCTGGCTCGAACGCCGCGCCGGCTCCACCCGCACCTGGAACCCGCCGACCATCGGCGAACAGGTCCTCATGCTCTGCCCCAGCGGCGACCTCCGCAACGGCATCGTCCTCTGCGGCATCCCGTGCGACACCAACGACACGCCCAGCCACAGCCCCGACGAAACGGTGACGCTGTATCCGGATGGTGCGACGACGCGCTACAACCACACATCCGGCGTCTTAACGCTTATCGGCGTCCAGCGGGTCACGATTGAAGCCGCCACCAGCGTCCTGGTGAAATCCCCCAACACCACCTTCGAAGGCGACGTCACCGTTACCGGCCTGCTCTCCTACCAAAACGGCATCTCCGGCCAGGCCGGCGCCAACGGCAACGCCATTCAGGGCGATATCACCCATTCGGGTGGGGATCTGTCCTCCAACGGCGTTGTCGTCCACAAGCACGACCACGGCGGCGTGCGGCGTGGCGGGGATCGCACGGGAGGTCCGCAATGACATACCAGGGCCTGAACAGCGCCACTGGTGGCCCCATCGCGGATCTGGACCACATCCAGCAATCAATCCGCGATATCCTCACCACCCCTGTCGGCACGCGCCTCATGCGGCGCCGGTACGGCTCGGACGTGCCGATGCTGATCGATCAGCCGCTGAACGACATTACGCGGCTGCGCGTCATGTCGGCGTCCGTGGCCGCCATCGTCCAGTGGGAGCCACGGGTACAGGTCAACGCGGCCTGGTTCTCCGTGGACGCCGCAGGCGGCATGGTGGTCGACCTGGATGCGGATCGCATCGACGGCGCGCGGGCCAGCGCCATGGGCAGGCTCTCCATCCCTGTACGAGAGGCCAAGCGATGACCTCCCCGATTGACCTGTCCCGCCTGCCCGCGCCCGACGTGGTCGAAACGCTCGACTTCGAAACCATCCTCGCCAGGCGTAGAGCGCGGTACATCGACCTGCACCCGCCCGAACAGCGCGCCGCCGTGGCCAAGGCGCTCCAGCTGGAATCCGAGCCGGCCCTGAAGCTGCTGCAGGAAAACGCCTACCTCGAAATCGTGCTGCGCCAGCGCATCAACGACGCGGCGCGGGCTCGCATGCTGGCCTACGCCGAAGGCAAGGATCTCGAACACATCGCGGCTAACTACAACGTCCGGCGCCTGGTGGTATCACCGGCGAACCCGGCCGCGACGCCGCCCGCCGCCGCCGTGATGGAAGACGACGACTCCCTGACCGAGCGCACGCAACTTGCCTTCGAAGGTCTATCGACCGCCGGACCGCGCGAGGGATACAAGTTCCATGCGCGCAGCGCCGATGGCCGCATTGCCGATGTCAGCGCCACCAGCCCGGAACCATGCGAAGTGGTGATCACCGTGCTCGGCATCGAGGGAGACGGCACAGTCGGCCAGGACCTGCTCCACAACGTAGAAACAGCCCTGAGCGACGAGGACGTCCGCCCGATGGCCGACCGCCTGACCGTCCAGTCCGCGCGTATCGTGCGCTACGAGATCGACGCCACGGTCTACACCAAGACCAACGGCCCCGAACGCGAACTGGTACTGGCAGAGTCGCGCAAGCGCGCCGACGCCTATCGCAAAGCCAGCCGACGCCTGGGCCGCGACATCGACCGATCTGCCATCAACAACGCCCTGTTCGCCGAGGGCGTATCGCGCGTGGAGATCCGTCTGCCGGACGTCGACGTGGCGCTGGACGACACCCAGGCCGGCTACTGCACGGCCGTGAACATCGTGGACGGGGGCGCGCGTGAGTAGCCTGTTGCCACCCAACGCCACGCCGCTGGAGCGCAACCTGGCTGCGGCGGGCGCGGCCATCGCGGAGATTCCGATCCCAATTCGGGATATTGGCGACTCGGCCACCTGCCCCACCGCCGTCCTGCCGTTCCTCGCCTGGGAACGCTCCGTAGACCGATGGGATCCCGACTGGCCCGAAGCCACCAAGCGCGCCGTGATCGACGCCGCGTTCCTGGTGCATCAACGCAAGGGCACGGTCGGCGCCATCCGCCGCGCCATCGAGCCGCTTGGCTACCGGGTGCGGCTGGTGCCCTGGTACGAGATGGATCCAGTGGGCCGTCGCGGCACGTTCGCCATACAGGTCGAAGTCGGTGAACGTGGCGTGGCCGAAGACCTTCACGAGGAAATCGCTCGGCTCATTGATGATGCCAAGCCGCTGGCGCGGCACCTCACGGCGCTGACCATGCAACTGGAGACGCGTGGGCACCTTCGGATTGGCGGCGCCCCAATCCTGGGCGACATCATCACCGTCCATCCAAATCTCTCCCACGCTGTCGAAGTCCGTGGGGGCCTGCGTCATGGCGGCGCGTTTCACGTCATCGACACCCTCACCGTACACCCTGGCCCCACCAGCCCCGTCGAGGTGTCGGGGCGCCTGGCGCAGGGAGCAGCATTCCACGTTACCGATACCGTCACCGTCACCCAACTGTCGCTATGACCCAACGATATTTCCTGATGCCCACTGCGGCCGGCGAAGCCCGCATCGCCAATGCCCAGGCACTCGGCAAGCCATTTAGGCTGACCCACATGGCCGTGGGCGATGGCAACGGTGCCTTGCCCGAGCCTAGCCGCCAGCGCTCCGCCTTGGTCAACGAAAAACGCCGCGCACCGCTGAACATGCTGTCGCCCGATCCGGACAACCCCGGCCAGTACATCGCCGAGCAGGTGATCCCTGCCGAAGTCGGAGGATGGTGGATGCGCGAAGCCGGCCTCTACGACGAAGATGGCATGCTCTGCTACTACAGCAACCTGCCGGAGACGTACAAGCCGCGCCTGGCGGAAGGGTCCGGCCGCACGCAGGTGATCCGACTGGTCGTCCTGGTCACTGGTCAAGTCAAAGTCGAGCTGAAGATCGACGCTTCTGCCGTGCTGGCCACGCGCGAGTACGTCGACAACCGATTTGGCGCATGCACTGCCGCCAGCCTTCCCGCCGTCCTGGGCACGGCCGCAGGTGTGGGCGCGGATCTAGCCGTGACCAATGCGGCGGCGGGCGACCTCAACGCGCTGGTGACGCCCGGCGAGTACTTCTACTCCAGCGCGAATCCAAACGCGCCGAGTGACGCAGGTGTCATGAAGGTCTGGCGTGAGGACTCGCAGTGGGTGTCCCAACTATGCCAGTCAAGAAGCGGCGAGCTGTTCGTGCGCACGCGCAATGCCGATGGCGCCTGGTCGCCATGGCGCTGGAATGCCACGCTACCCAGCGATCGTGCGGCCTACGCCGCTGTCGGCGTCACAGTGGAAGTTGGGATCGCCAACGAATTGCGTACCCCTCAGATCCAGCTGGCGCGCGGTGTTTATGTCATCGCGCCTTACAACTGCGGCTTCGAAATTGAGAACAGCCACGGCTCCTACTACCTCACGTGCTTCGCGCAATTTGACGCAGGGATCGGTGAATCCGGCTTCACCAACGTGCCACAGGTCAATCCCTCGCCCTATAACCAGTCGCCGTTCGTTGTGCGGGTCTTTTCAGCAATGGCTACCGTGAGGTTCGTCCTGAAAAACAACGGCAGCATTCCGTCCGGGCATGGCACTGTCCGCATTCGCGGCGGCAACTACAACGCATTTGCGTTTTATGGCAACAAGGTACTCTGACATGCAGAACATCTACATGGAAATGCCAACCGTAGCCGGCGTCCGGATGCCGGGCATCATCGCCGCCGGCGTACAGGTGCCACAGGATGAATTCAACGAGACCTGGCGGCAGTTTCAGGACTTTGTCGCAGACGGGGGCGTGCCTCTTCCCTTCGATGGCGCGCGCCAGTGGGACGGACAGAGCTACGTCCTCGATGACGAACTAGCGGCGCAATCGCTTGCAGAGGCAAAGAAACAAGCTCTGCTGCGCGTTGACGCCTTCCATGCCGAAGCCGTTCAAACCATGGTAGACAACCCCACACAGGTCGAAAAGGACACGTGGGCACTGAAGCTTGAAACGGCAGGCGCCATCACGGCTGGTTCCGAGCTTTCTGCTGCGGGCGAGCAGTTTGTCGCCGCGGCTGGCTTGAATGACGCGGCGGCCAGGCGATCATGGGCGACTTCGGTCCTCGCCAACGCCACCGCGTACGCCAAGATCGTCGGCCTGGCCGAGCGTCTGCGCGACGACGCACGCACCGCCATCCGCGCCGCGAAGGACGAAGCCGAGATCACCGACATCCTTACCGCGCAGACAGAAGCGGCACACGCCGCCGCGTCCAGGCTGCAACGCTGACCGGCATGTCGAGCTTCACCCGCCCTGCCGACCTGCGCATGCTGGACAACTACCGCTGGCAGCTGCTGGCGGCGTTCGAATACCACGTCGGCGACTACCCCAGCGCCGACGTGATCTGCGTGCCCGCAGGCACCATCACCGACCTGGCCAGTGTGCCGCGCCTGCTCTGGGCACTGTTCCCGCCGCATGGACGGTGGGCGAAGGCGGCGATCATCCACGACTACCTGTATGCCAACGCGATTGGCAGCAAGGCGTATGCGGATCGGACGTTTCGGGAAGCCATGGAAGTACTCGGCGTTTCGCGGCCAGTCCGCTGGCTGATGTATTGGGCGGTGCGGGTCGGGGGACGGGGAGCCTACTAGCCCGCCCAATGCCCCACCAGGTGTTGTCTCAGATGCTGGCACAACACCCTCTTCGCGACACCCTCGCGCGTACGCCGCATCCTTACCGGACGATCCCGGCCATCACCTGGCCCACCCCGGAGGACTGCATGCCAACTGGCTACCATCACGGCGTCCGTGTCGTTGAAATCAACGAAGGCACCCGCCCTATCCGCACTATCGAGACCGCCGTGCCTGGCATCGTCTGCACCGCCGACGACGCCGATGCGGCGGTCTTTCCAATGAACCGGCCCGTCCTGCTGACCAACCCCATGGCTTCCCTGGGCAAGGCCGGCGATACGGGCACGCTGGCCCACACGCTCGATGCCATCACCGACCAGGCGAATCCGCTGACGGTCGTCGTGCGCGTGCCGGAGGGCGAAACGGTTGCGGAGACCACTACCAACCTGATCGGCGGCACCGACGCCAACGGACGCTTTACCGGCATGAAGGCGCTGCTGTCCGCGAAGAACACGCTGGGCGTGACGCCGCGCATCCTGGGCATTCCCGGCCTGGACAGCCTGCCCATAGCCGCCGAGTTGGCCGCCATCGCGCAGAAGCTGCGGGCCTTTGCCTACGTGTCCGCCTTCGGCTGCGAAACGAAGGAAGAAGCGGTGGCCTACCGTTCCAACTTCGGCCAGCGCGAGCTGATGACGATCTGGCCGGAGTTTGTCGGGTGGAACACGGTCAGCAACGCCGAATCCACGCTCTGGGCCACGGCCCGCGCCTTGGGCCTGCGGGCCAAGCTCGACAACGAGGTGGGCTGGCACAAGACCCTGTCGAACGTGGCCGTCAACGGCGTGACCGGGCTGTCGAAAGACGTGTTCTGGGATCTGCAGGATCCGGCCACCGATGCCGGCTACCTGAACCGGAACGAAGTCACCACGCTCGTCAATTTCCAGGGCTTCCGCTTCTGGGGCTCACGCACCTGCAGCGCGGACCCGCTCTTCGCCTTCGAGAACTACACCCGCACGGCACAAGTCCTGGCCGACACCATGGCCGAAGCCCACGCCTGGGCGATGGATCTGCCGATGCACCCTTCGCTGGTGCGCGACATCCTGGAAGGCATCAATGCCAAGATGCGCGGTCTCAAGCGCAACGGCTACCTGCTGGGCGGCGAGGCTTGGTTCGACCCGGAAGTCAATACCCAAGACACGCTGAAAGCCGGCCAGCTTGCCATCGACTACGACTACGGGCCGGTACCGCCGCTGGAGAACCTGACGCTGCGCCAGCGCATCACCGACCGCTACCTCATGCAGTTCGCCCGCGCGGTCACCGCGTGAGTGTTCGACCGGCCATCACTCGAAGGAACAGACCATGGCGTTGCCACGCAAACTCAAGAACTTCAACGTGTTCCACGACGGCGTCAGCTACGTGGGCGAATGCGAGGAATTCACGCAGCCCAAGCTGGCCCGCAAGCTGGAGGAGTATCGCGCCGGCGGCATGAACGGTCCCGTCGATATCGACCTGGGCGCCGAGAAGATGGAAACGGAAGCGACCTACGGCGGCCTGATGCGCGAGCCCTTCAAGGCATGGGGCATCACGGCGGTAGACGGCGTGCTGCTGCGCTTCGCTGGCGCCTATCAGCGCGACGACTCCGACGCGGTCGATGCGGTAGAGGTCGTCATCCGCGGCCGGCATACGGAGCTGGACATGGGCGCCGCCAAGGCAGGCGACAACAGCCAGTTCAAGGTCAAGTCCTCCATCAGCTACTACAAGCTCACCGTCAACGGCGAAGTCTGGTGCGAGATCGACCACGCGAACTTTATCGAGATCATCTTCGGCGTCGACCGCCTGGCGGAGCAACGCCGCGCGATGGGCCTGTAGCCCTCCCCCAACCACCTTGTGTCTGAACGATCATGACCCCACCCACCACCGTAGACATCGACCTCGACCACCCCATCCAGCGCGGCGGGCAGACCATCTCGAAGATCCAGGTGCGCAAGCCTGGCTCCGGCGAGTTGCGCGGCTGCAGCCTGATCGACCTGATGCGCATGGACGTGTCCGCCCTTCACCTCGTGCTGCCGCGCATCACCAACCCGACGCTGACGCAGCATGATGTCGGCAGGCTGGATCCGGCAGACCTGACCCAGCTCGGCACGGCGGTAACCGGTTTTTTGCTGCCGAAGTCGGCCAGGGAGGACAACTTCCAGACCGAATCGATCACGCCGTCGCCGACATTGCAGTGATCTTCCACTGGCCCCCAGACGTGATGTACGCCATGGGAATCGCCGAACTGATGGAATGGCGCCAGCGCGCCTACGAGCGTAGCGGATCCGACGAATGAGCACCCCGAGAAATCTCAGGCTGGAAGTCGTGCTGCAGGCCGTCGACAAGATGACGCGGCCGTTCAAGGCGATCATGGGCGGCAGCAGCAAGCTGGCGAAGACGGTCAAGGCCACGCGGGACCAGCTGAAGGAGCTGAACCGCGTCCAGGCCGACACCGAGAGCTTCCGCAAGCTGTCGAAGGATGCAGCGATTGCCGACAATGCGCTGCGCAAGGCGAAGGCCCAGATGAAGGCGCTGGGGCTGGAAATGGACGCCGCCGGCCGGCCCACGGCTGCGATGACCCGCGCGTTCAACAAGGCAGATCGCGAAGTTGACGCACTAAGCAAAAAGAGCGCGGAACTGCAACGGAGCCTGGGCGGCGTCAAGGAACGGCTGCAAGCTGCCGGCATCAGCACGCAGACGTTGCGGCGAGGCCAGGCGGATCTGCGGGAAAAGATCACCTCGGTCACTGCCGCCCTTGCCAAGCAAGAAGCCCAGCTCAAGGCTGTGAGCGAGCGCAACAGCCGGATGGCTGCCGCCCAGGCGCAGTACCAGAAAGGCATGGCAGCGCGGAATGCTCTGCTCAATGCTGGTGCATCGGCCATGGCCGGCGGCGGCGCGATACTGGCGCCAGTCGTCAAGACGGTCAAGGACTACGTGACCTTCGAGGACGCCATGCTCGGCATCGCCCGCCAGGTAGAGGGTGCGCGCGACGAAGGCGGCAAGCTAACCGTCGTCTACCACGACATGGCGCGCGAGATCCGCCAGTTGGCCCGCGAGCTTCCCGTCCCTACGGCACAAATCGCTGACATGGTAACGGCCGGCGCCCGGATGGAAGTGCCGCGCGACGCCCTGATCGAGTACACCCGGACGGTCACGATGATGGCCACGGCTTTCGATGCCGTGCCCGACGAGATCGCCGAGAGCATGGGCAAGGTCGCCAAGAACTTCCGGATCCCCACTGGCGCCATCATGGGCTTGGCCGACACGATCAACTATCTCGACGATAACGCAATCAGCAGAGGCGACGACATCATCAACGTCCTGAACCGCGTGTCGGGAGTTGTGTCGGGTGTCGCCATGCCGGCATCCGATGCAGCCGCACTGGCTTCGACGCTGTTGACACTGGGGGAGCGCCGGGAAACCGCCGGCACGGCCATCAACGCCATCACGCAGAAGTTTGCTGCCGCCGAGAAAGGGTCAAAAAAGTTCCGCGCCGCCATGGATGAGATCGGCCTTTCGACGGCCGCCGTCCAGCGGGGAATGGCGACCGACGCAACGGGCACGCTCTTCACGGTCATCGACGCCATCCGCAAGCTACCCAGCGACAAGCGCATCGGCGTGATGGTGGAGCTTGCCGGCATGGAGCACTCGGACACACTGGCCAAGCTTGTCGACAAGCCTGACGAGCTGCGGCGCCAACTTGACCTGGCCAACGGTGCGAAGGCTCAGGGGTCCATGTCGCGCGAATTCGCGGCGCGGCAGGACACGGTTTCTGCCCGCTGGCAACGCCTGCAGAACCAGATGTTCAATACCAGCAGCGCCGGAGGCGGGGCGCTGCGCTCGACGCTCGTCGGGTTGATGGATACGGTGGGACGCCTGATCGACCGCTTCAACGCCTTCGCCCAGGCGCATCCGCAGCTTGTGTCCTGGCTTCTCAAAGGTGCCGCCTCCGTGGGTGCGTTGCTGACGGTGCTGGGCGCCTTGACCCTGGCGCTGGCGGCCGCGTTCGGTCCGCTGGTGATTGCGCGTTATGGGATGGCGATGCTGGGTATCCAGCTTGGCCGTGGTGTCGGTATTGCAACCCGCCTGGCCGGGGCTTTCAATTTCCTGATGAAGACGCTCGCGTTCGTTGGCCGCGCGTTCCTGCTCAATCCCATCGGTCTGGCCGTCACAGCCATCGCCCTCGGCGCCTACCTGCTGATCAAGTATTGGGAGCCGATCAAGGCGTTCTTTACTGGCCTTTGGGCACGGGTGACCGCCACGTTCCAGGGCGGCCTCGGCGGCGTGCTTGCTCTGGTTGCGAACTGGTCGCTGCTCGGCACCTTGTACAACGTGATGGCGCCCGTCCTACGCTGGTTCGGCATCGATCTCCCCGCGCGCTTCAGCCAATTCGGCACCAACCTGCTGCAGGGGCTGGTGGCTGGCATCAAGAGCCGAGTGTCCGCTGTCCGTGATGCTATCTCGTCGGTGGGCGACAGCGTGGTGGGCTGGTTCAAAGACAAGCTCGGCATCCGCTCGCCCAGCCGCGTCTTCGCCCAGCTGGGCGGCTTCACCATGCAGGGGCTGGAACGCGGGCTCACACGCGCCCAGGACGGCCCGCTGGGCATCGTCTCCCGCGTCGCCACGGCGATGGCCGGTATCGGCGCCGGCCTGGCCATCGGCACCGGCCAAGCCACCGCAGCCGTGCGGTTTGACACCCGGCCGCCCATCGCAGCCCCCTCCCGCGCCGCGACTGCTGCGCCGCCGGCGGCTTCGGCGCCGGTCGTTATCCACATCCACCCGCCAGCCGGCGCCGACGAGCACCTGATCGCGCGCCTGGTGGCCGAGCGGATCGAGCGGCTGGAGGCGCAGCGCGCCGCCCGCGCCCGGTCCCGGCTCACCGACAGGGACTGACCCATGATGATGGCCCTCGGGTTGTTCGTCTTCGCCCTGGAGACGGCGCCCTACCAGGAATTCCAGCAGCAGATCGGCTGGCGCCACCCGTCGAAC